CTCAAACTGGTTCGTCGGGCTCCCGGAGGTCAGTGCCACACCGTTCGCGGGTTATTATTTTGGAGAGCCAGCGCCAGATATCACTTATAACTCCTATAATAAAAACGCTCCGGCCGTCATCAATGGTTCTCTGAATAATGCTGACGGTTATATCTCTGTTAACAATACTGACTATCTGGATACAAGCCAAAAAGCACCTTTGACGCTGACAATCTGTGGTGTGGCTAAACGGAATGCCGGAGGGGCTTCACTAAACGCCCATATGCTCGCAGATTTTTCAGGTAGCGGTTCAACAGCGAGTGGCTTTTCAATTGGCTTCACGAACGGGACCGGGAATCTCTTTTGTGTAGGCCAGAATAATGGTCAGTCCTCGGCCGGGTATGCCTATGCAGCATTCCCGGCATCAATTGCCGTAGGTGATCTGTTCGCGTTTGCTGCCTCGATAACCCAGGGGACGGTAACCGTTGATATTTACAACCCGCAGACCGGGGCACTGATATCATCATCAGCTGCTTTCTCTGGTACCCGAGTGGCCGGAACAAATAATGTCCTGCTGGGGAGGAAAACTGATAACAACAACGAAACAACGACCAAGTATATCAAGTCGGTTTTGTTGATGGAGGGCGTGCTTACTTCAGCAGAGAAGGTTTCTGTTTCGCAGTTCTTATTGTCGATGGAGTAAAACGAATCCCCCGGATGGGCCTCCGGGGGATTTTTCTACAGTACAACGCCTACGGCGTTTGCCCAGGCAGTCCACTGAGTGGCGGCTTTTGTAATTTCATCATCTGTCAACGCAACAGTGTGTAAAGCAGAAAATCGGTGAATCCCTGCGTTCGTTAGATCAGCCTGGTAACTACCGCCGATACGCAGTTTTGCTCCCAAATCCGCCGGGTCGCCCATATCTGTTGTTTTCTCTGCTGACAGAGCTTTGTTCAGGATTTGAAAGTCCATTTTTTGTCCCGATTTAAAGCGCACGCACAGCAAATAGTTTGTGTTTGTCAGCAGCCCGCCGATCCCGACTGTGCGCTGCGTCGATACGCCCCCATTTATAGTGTTAACAGAAAAATTTAACGTCATATTTGTCGAGCCAGGCTGCGTTCTGAGCACTACGCCCAGCGTTGTGCCTGAGCCTGACTGCCTCGGGCCGTTAAAATTGCTGAGCAACAGAATCTGTGAAAGGGTCGGACAGTTGAAGATTGTGAAAAATGTGAAATCAGCAGATTGCAGAATGCCTGTATCCAGCAATGTTCCGGCAGGAGTAAACTGGACGCCATTTTCCTGCACAACAGGCGAACCCAGTACCGTTGCAGCTGCGCCACCGGGTGCGAGGTTCCGACCGGTTTTATCTGCCTCTCCATAAAAATTCAAATATTTCAGGCCACGGCGAATGAGCGGGTCAAAACCCAGGCCTTTATCACCAAAATAACCCGGAACAGTAATGCGTGAACCCATAATTTATTTCCTCAGTTAGATAATGATTGCCTGGCGGCGGAATGCCACGCAGGGGTTATTCAGTGGGTATGGACGGTTTACCAGCTCTGGAATATTTGATTCCGGATATTGCCCTGTCCCTTCATGAAATTCGTAATTCGCAACAGCGACCGTTGTGTCGCTGTCAAACAGATTTCCGTTACCGTTACTTCCGGTCTGGCTGGCGTACCATAGATAAACATCGCCGGTCGTTTCACGCCCCAGCGTAATATCAACTACGGTATCGGCTACAATGTCGACCCGCGTCACCGGAACGTCCCCGGCGTCGTCAGTGACTCTGAATCCTTTTGCGGCATACGTCGTCGGAGATGAACCCACGTAGCACGCTCGAAACTGAAGCGGCGGGCTCCACACCAGGAAATCCGCACGCAGGAATGTTCCGCTAAGCGTGACTGACAGGGGTTGCAGTGGACGCCAGTTCTGGCGACGATCAATTGCACGATGGAGCACTTTTCCGAACTGCATTCCCAGCCAGCGGTAGCCGTTCGCGTCAAGATGGCCACCCTTGTCGGTGACAGCATACGCCGGTGATGCCATCATTACGTTTGCATCTGCTGCACAGATATCGAGCTGAGCCTCGCCAATGCTCATATTCGTGCTGTCGCGCGTCCAGCTGCCGCTGGTCTGATACAGCACAGTCAGGGGGGGCTCTGTCTGCCCGGTGATAGCGGTAGTATCGGTAATGACATCATCAATGAGCTTTCTCAGGAGTGCTCTGTATTCTGCGCGGTCTGTCGCCCCTCCTTTTGTGCTGTCATAGTTATATTCATTGCCAAGATATAAAAAACCCACCACGCCGCAGGTTTTACCTTCGGCATCAGCAATGGCTTTAATCTGGGTAACGGCTGAAATGATCCGGTTGTAGAATCCCCAGGAATGGCCTTTAGAGAGATGTTCAATAATCTGCCCGCCCACACCGCAGTTCACAGCCACAATTTTGCGCTCATCCGTTACCACTCCCCGGAACTGTAACTGCATTTCCCGCCACATCCACATCGCGCCAATATCGACGGTTTCACCGAAATTGTTAGCCCCACGAGGCAGTGCGGCCACAGCCTCATCGGTCATAAGGTTTCCGCCGTCAGGAGGGGCGATTAAATCCTGCACCACCGCACGGGCTGATCTGATTTCAGCTCCGTTCAACGGCGTAAATGTTGAACCATTCTCATTTTTTGGCCGGACGGAGTCACCGAGCATATTAATGTTCAGAGTAGCGCGAATGTCCTTGCTCAGTGCTGCCCATCCCTCAGTCCCGTTACTCAGCGACTGGCCGTCTGTGATCAGAATATTGTAATCGTAAACCGGGCGAGCAATACGCGTATTAATTTCGTCCCGTGCGGCAGCAGCAGCGGCAAGATTTGCTGCATTTCTGCGTGAAATGTCATCTACCCCATCGTTATTCTGATCGCTTTGCTCACCATTGAGATTCATCAGGACAAATCCCACACTGTCGCGAAATACAAAACCAGAAATATCCGCGTCAGATTCAGCACTGAATGCCTCAGTCACCAATCGCTGCTGCTCAACGACAGGCTGAACACTGTCAACAGAGCTGAGCAGAGGAGTCCCTATTTGCTGAATAACGAATCCGACGCTATCCCGGAATACAAAACCATCAATAAACTCATCATACTCAGCCGTCATCGCATTGCTCTGAATTGCATTCAGGCCGAATGCCGCCAGACGAAACCCCGCCTCATCATTAAGTGTCAGTAAAGGAGAATCAGCATCATCAGTAGCAATGACAGATGAGATATAGTCAAGAACTGCCTGGATGGCCGCTTGAGAAGGCATTTTCCGCCCGGTAGGCTGCAGCGTCCCGCCAACGTTCATGACCTCAATCGCGAGGGCGCTGTCGTCCGGGCTGCGGTAATACGTGGTGCTCCCCTCGGGGATATTCGCGATATCCGCCTGCGCCGCCGCCAGCGTCGCGTACTGCTTACTGAGCGGGATCAGGTTCTGCCTGATCTCGTCGTTTTTCGCCATCATCTGGCGCCACGTATCCAGCGGTTCACCGCCGCGGTCGTTAACCGTTCCGGCCGGACCGTTCACCAGTTCGTCAGCGCGCTTGACGTTATCCAGGAAAATTTCAGGCGTCGTCGTTCCCAAAGGCGGGTTAAGTTCGGCCATTTTTTGCTCCAAAAAAGGCGTTCGCCCAAACGAGGGTTTGAGCGAAAAGAGTTAATTAGGGGGTGTTATGGGGTATTACGCGACGTCGCCGGGGTATGTAGCGTCGTCGTAGGCATAGAACGATTCGAGGTATTCTTTAGCGGTGACCTGACAGGTTCCGTCTGACTGCGGAGCGATCTCCTCTACAATGGCGTCGTAGACATGGCGCGTTGAGCCGCAGAACACCAGGCGGATCGGCTCAATGGTTGCCGACGACAGGTCAACCTTCATCGGATCATCAAACTCGCTCAGGTGCGGGACTGACAGCTGAAAATCATCCACCCTGCTTGCCACCATCAGCCCGGATGCAGAGCCATCCTGATAGCGGATCAGCGCGCGGGGATTTTCGTAAGACCAGTCCAGCGGCTCCGTGACGGTGAACGTTGTCACGCCACCAGCCGTTGTCATCGCCTCCACCAGACAGGAAATCGTGTTGTTACCCGGAATATCATCCGTCAGCACAATGCGATCGCCAGTGTTGTAGCACAGCGCGTCCAGCTCGGTAGTGGTCTGGAACGTCACCCGCTGCTGCAGATATTTCATCAGGCGACGCATTCCGATTTGGTAGGCGTGATCCTGATTCAGTACCCCATCGAGTTTGTAGTTCTCGATTTTCACCGGTGTGGGATTATCAGGCGTCCGGCATTTAACGGTCTCCTCTGCCCAGGTAGTCCCGTTGATGTACGTCACGTCGACACCATCAAAATCATCATCTGAGGGCACGGTAAATCCGCTCTGCAGCTCCTCCACCATCTCATGCGGAGTGATCACACCGGTCCATGGCTTAATCCCCTCACGGTTGACCGTCGCCAGGCCATCGCTTAACAGGAAGCGGGACTTGCCAGCATTGGCTATCTTCTGCAGCATTTCCAGCGCTGAGATACTGTCGCCGGTAGCGAAATCGAAATACTCTCCCCGTGGCGTCCAGTACGCAGACTCCAGCGCGTTGATGGTGTCGGCATCCATCTCCAGCCCAAGCGAGTTCCCGACATGCAGCAGCGCCCCCGAAATGGTTCTGGCCGTTCCTGAGTCATAGGCGCGCGTGGCCACAACGTTAACGCGACGGTCCGACTGCGCCGCCAGCTTCCCGCCCGTCTCAACGGTCACCGCCATCAGCGACACGCCGGGATAGGATGAAGGGCGCGTCAGCAGTCGCCCGCGCAGCGCCTGCCAGTACATACTGTCCCGCGCGTTGTTTGAGCCCTGCTCATTGCGCCGACGGCAGCGAACCTCTACCAGCCCTGGTGAGCTGAGGGTGATCCGCTCAGTGAATCCCAGCCCGTTGACGTTTTTAAGCGCATACTCGCCCTGGTGACTCACCCACCCCGATCCGGAACCGTAGACGCGATACTGAATCTCCCACTCAACATGCCGAAGCCGCTTTTTCCCCTTGCTGTCAAAGCCACAGATGCCGTTCGGGAAGGAGAAATTCACCTCGAACATATCGACGGTCTCATTTTCAGGGCAAACCAGGAATGGTCCCAGCCAGCTCAGCGTGTCGTTAAGACCAGTAGCCTCATAGTCGATCATCGTCCTGGCGGTGAAACCCGGCCATGACTCATCAACGGCACCGTTAACCAGGCGTGCCACCGTCGCCGTCGTGCCGTCGGCTGAGACAATG